TTGCTCGATCAATTCGTAACCTTGTAATTACAGATAAAGGTGAGAGATTTTTTAATAATAATTTAGGTTCAAGAGTAAGTTCTTTACTATTCGAATCTCTTGATGATATTACTGCATCATCAGTAAAAGATGAAATTGAAAATACAATTAATAATTATGAACCAAGAGTAGAATTGATATCAGTTACTGCAATTCCAGATTATGATAGCAATGAACTTAGTATTATAATTAAATATTTTATTGTTGGGATTGATGCACAACCACAACAATTATCATTCGCATTACAACCAACACGATAATGCCATTAGTAAATTTTGCAAATTTAGATTTCGATCAAATAAAAACTTCAATTAAGGATTATCTTAGATCCAATTCAAATTTCACTGACTATGATTTTGAAGGATCTAATTTATCAGTTATTATTGATGTACTTGCGTATAATACTTACATTACATCATATAATGCCAATATGATATCTAATGAAGTTTTTATTGATAGTGCAACCCTCAGAGAAAATGTAGTTTCTCTTGCAAGAAATATTGGATATGTTCCTAAATCCAGAACTTCATCTAGAGCAAATATATCATTTTTTGTTGATATTTCAGAATATACTACAAAACCAGAAACTATAACTCTTAATAAAGGTATAGTATGTTCAACAATTGCATTTGGAAATGAAAATTACACTTTTTCAATTTTAGATGATAAAACTGTTCAAGTAATCGATAATATTGCTTCTTTTGATAATATTGACGTTTATGAAGGAAATTATATAACAACAAATTTTATTATTAATTCTTTTGATCCAAATCAAAGATTTATTCTTCCAAATTCTTTAATTGATTCATCATCAATTCAAATAACAGTAAAACCATCACAATTGTCTGATATAAGTAGAAAATATAGACAAACAAATAATTTATTTGATATAAATTCAGAATCTCCAATTTTCTTTATACAAGAAATTGAAGATGAAAGATATGAAATAATTTTTGGAGATGGCGTATTTGGAAAAAAATTAGAAGATTCCAATTATATTGAAGTCTCATATCTTGTATCAAATGGGGAGTCTTCAAACGGAATATCTTTATTTAATTTTAGTGGCAAATTAACTTCATCTAGAGAAGGAGTTTCTATTGTTTCTGGTATTTCTTTAGTTACAACAAATCAATCATCATTTTCTGGAAAAAATATTGAAAGCGTAGAGTCTATTAAAAAGTACGCCCCAAGAATTTACTCATCACAAAATAGAGCAGTAACTTCTAAAGATTATGAATCTATCATTCCAATTGTTTATCCAGAAACAGAATCAATTTCAGTTTTTGGTGGAGAAGAATTAAGTCCACCACAGTTTGGAAAGGTTTATGTGTGCGTAAAACCAACAAATGGTGCATATCTTTCAAATTTAATTAAAGATAATATTAAAAGAGAAATTAAAAAATATTCTGTTGCAGGAATTGTTTTGGAAATTATTGATTTAAAATATCTTTATTTAGAAATATCAATTAACGCATATTATAATACCAATTTAGCAAAATCAACTAATGCAATATCATCAATCATATCTAATAACGTTGATAGATATTCAAATTCAACTGAATTAAATAAATTTGGAGCAAGATTTAAATATAGTAAATTTTTAAAAATAATTGATGATAGTAGTGATGCAGTAACCTCAAATATTACTACAGTAGTTATGAGAAGAGATCTGAGGGCAATACTAAACAGTTTTGCTGAATATGAAATTTGTTTTGGTAACCGTTTTCATATTAAAAATGAAAATGGTTATAACATAAAATCTTCTGGTTTCAATGTGAGCGGAATCATTGGTACAGTATTTATTTCAGATATACCAAATTTAGATAAAAAAACCGGATCAATTTTTCTATTTAAATTAAATTCACCAACACAACCAGAAATTGTTAAAAAATCCGCAGGAACAATTGACTATATTAAAGGAGAGATTAATCTTTTTCCTATAAATATAACAAGAACATCTATAAATAACGAATTGTCGTTAATAGAAATTTCAGCATCTCCATATTCAAACGATGTAATAGGGCTCCAAGATTTGTATTTACAATTAGATATGACTAAAACAGTAATTAATATAAAACCAGATAATATTTCTTCTGGATATGATACATCAGGATTAAATTACATTGTTTCTTCAAGTTATGTAAATGGAAACCTAGTTCGTTCTGGTGGCAACCTCAACGAAATATCTCAAAATGGCGTAAACACAATATCCGCATCTACATCAAGTTCTAGTTTTGAAGGTGATTTATCACCTAGCCAATCACCTAACCTATCATCTAGTTCATCATCTAGTTCATCATATTACTAAAAATAAAATAATAAAATGACGGAAAAAAGAGTACAAATTCAAGATATTATTGAATACCAACTTCCTACATTTGTTAGAGAAGATTTTCCATTAATTGCAGAATTTTTAAAACAATATTACATCTCCCAAGAAAGTCCTGGATCTTCTACAGATTTAATTCAAAACATTGACCAATATTTAAAATTAGAATCACTAACAAATGATTCAGAGTATACCGAACTGTCTACAGATATATCTTTTACTGATACTACAATTAATACTAAATTTGATTTTCAATCTAAAATTTTTGGTACGTACAAATTTCCAGAAAAATATGGATTGATAAAAATTGATGATGAAATTATTCTTTATACTGAAAAAAATGATAATTCTTTTTTAGGATGTATAAGAGGTTTTAGTGGAGTAACTTCTTATGCAAGTTTAAATTCAACAGATAGTTTAACTTTTTCAGTATCTGAGATTGCAGAACACTCTGAAAATACTAAAATTATAAATCTTAGTTCTCTTTTCTTAAAACAATTTTTATCAAAAATTAAGTATCAAATTACTCCTGGATTTGAAGATAGAGAATTTAACTCCAATATAAACTCTAGACTTTTTATATCAAGATCAAAAGATTTTTACCAAACAAAAGGTACTGATTATTCTTTTAAAATTTTATTTGGTGCTCTATATGGTGAAAATGTAGAAGTAATAAAACCAAAAGACAATCTTTTCAGACCTTCAGATTCCCAATATAGAGTTACTAAAGATTTAGTTGTAGAAGCAATATCAGGGAATCCACTTGAATTGCTCAATCAGACACTATTTCAAAATGAATATCAAAACTATGGAATACAAAAAGCATATGCTGCGATTACAAATGTAGAAAAACTTTTAAATGATGAAAAAGAATATTATAAACTAAGTGTGGATTTTGATTATTCTAAAGATATCACTCTAGATGGTAGTATATTTGGGGAATTTTCTTCCCATCCAAAAACTAAGGTAATTAATCAATATAATTTAAAATCTTTTATTGTAAATGTAGTACCAAACCCAGCAACTCCTCCACCAAATAATGTTTTTGTAATTGATGGTACGATACAAAAAGAATTAACTTTAGTAAAAGGAAATACATATAGATTTGACGTATCAAATTCTTCTAACACAGGACATCCATTTATATTTCAAACAAAATCCGGAAATACTATTTCTTCAACACATTATTCAATAACATTAAATGGAATTTCTGGTCAATCGGGATCTTTTATTGACTTTACTATCAATTCAACTTCCCCAAACGAAACAATACAATATAATTGTTCCAATCATAATGGAATGGGAGCAAATCTCAATATATCTGATAGTTTTATTGATGAAGTAAATGTTCTTGATGTTGATTCAACAATTGGATTTCCCAATTCTGGCGAACTTGCAGTAACATATTCTTCTGGATTGACTGGTGTTATTTCATATTCTTCAAAATCTATAAACCAATTTTTCAATATTTCTAATATTACATCAAGTATAAATCCAAAAGAAGATGTGAGGTTAAATGCTTATGCATATGGTTATGTTGGATTTGGTACCAAAAATAGAGTAGATGTGAGAATTAGTAATGTTCTTTCAAAACTTTCAATTAAAGATGATACTTACTACTACTCCAGAAATGATACTGCTACAATAAAATCTCTTGGGATCACAACTTCAAGTCCTTTAGTTGATAGTTGGATTTATAATTTATCAACAAAATTTGATGTTAGAACTATTGAAAAAATTAGTGGAATTAGTTTTAATGGATCAGATTTTTCCTACAAATTATCGACTAATGTCAAAAATAATTTTAAAGTTGGAGATAACTTAACTCTCAACAATTCTATTTCTATATCTAAAGATTGTTTTATTAGTAATATTATTGATGCATTTAATTTTACAATAAAAGGTCAAGGAAATATTAATATTAATCAATTATTTTTTAATGTACAAAGAAAAATTTTAAAACCACAAATTAATTTCAATTCCTCTAAGTATTCATATTTGTCTGAGTATACTGCGGATGTTCAAAATACTTATGTCAAATTTAATCAAGATCTTTTAGTTGCATCATCTTCAATTCCAAATTATTACAATCAAGCACTGAGTTTCTATGATAGAAAAATAATTTTAGATGGAAGTTATAGTGGAGAAATATTTACAATTTCAAATATTCCTGATCATGGATATTACACTGGAGATGCAGTTTATTATAGTCCAAATACAATAAAAACTATTGTGGACGAAAGTAATGTCACATCCACAAGCAAATTTGAAAATTTACAATCTGGAGTTTATTATATAAAAAGAATAAATTCAAATCAATTTAAACTAGCATCAAATCAATCTGACATTAGTAACAATATTTTCATATCTGTTTCTGGTATTGTAACATCAAATACTTTAGAATACGCTGATTTTTATGGTAAAGTTGTTCAACATCAAAATTTATTTAGAGAAGTTAAACTTCCGATAAATGAAAGTAAAAATTATTTAACAATCCCAGGAAAAACTGGAGTATTAATTAATGGCGTAGAAATTTTAAATTACAAATCAAATGATACAATTTATTATGGAAAAATAAAAAATCTTGAGATACTATCTAGTGGTAATGATTACGATATTATCAATCCACCAAATTTAACGATATCGGATAATGTAGGATATGGTGCTTCTGCAGCATGTTCGATAAAGGGATCATTAAAAAGAATTGATATCATTGATTCTGGATTTGACTATGTATCAATACCAATTGTTACAATAGAAGGTGGAAATGGTTTTGGTGCAAAAGTAGATGTTAACACTTCTTTTATAGATCACTCAGTATCATTTAATGCCACACAAAATTCTTCTTTTGTAAATTTAGCAAATAATACAATAGGATTTTCAACATTTCATAAATTTAGAAATGTAGAAAAAATAATTTATAAAACAGATAAACAACCTGCAATTTCTGGACTTTCCACAGATTCAATTTATTATGTCAAAACAATCAATTCATCAACTATTTCACTTTATAATACAGAAGCAGATGTAATTTCAGGTTTAAATACAATATCATTTTCATCGTATGGAACTGGTGTGCACAGATTACAATCTTTTGAGAAAAAACAAATCATATCAAATATTTCTGTAGTAAATTCTGGTTTCAATTATCAAAATAAAAAAAGAGTAACTTCATACTTAGGAATTAATACTGCATCAGATCAAATTAATATTGATAACCACCAATATGAATCTGAAGAAATTGTCCAATATTCATTTGACACATCTTCAATTTCTGGTCTTAGTTCATCTATTTCATATATTGTCACTAAAATAGATAATGATAATTTTAAACTTTCAAATGTAGGATTAGGCTCCACATCAAAATTATTTTATTATAATACCAATCAATATATTGATTTAAAATCAACCGGATCTGGAAACCATTATTTTAATTATGAACCAATTACTGTAAATATAAACGGTGAAATTGGTGTATCTACTTTTTCTGGACAAGATTTTTCTGCAAAAATTCAACCAATTTTTAGAGGTTCTATTGAATCTGCTCAAATAATAAACCATGGGGTTGGGTATGGATCTTCAGAAATTTTAAATTACAATAAACAACCCATTTTTACTTTATCTAGTGGATCATCAGCGGAACTCCTTCCGATTATTAACAACGGAAGAATAATTGAAGTTTTAGTAACTAATGAAGGAAGTGGATACAATTCTCCACCAGAATTGGTTGTTTTTGGATCTGGAAGATATGCAAAATTAATTCCGATTATCGTAGATGGAAAAATTAAATCAGTTATAATCAATTCTCCTGGAATTGGATATTCTAATGAAACCACTGTAAATGTTATCTCTAGTGGAAGTGGAGCATTATTTTATGCAGATATTCAAAGATGGACAGTTAATTTATTTGAAAAATATTTAAACATTATTTCAGACGATGATGGAATTTTGTGCAATGCATTAAATGATGATTTTGGTATTCAATATTCACATCTTTATGCACCAAGAAAATTAAGAGAATCAATATATGGAAAAGGTCAAAATGGGGAAATAAAATATGGAGTGTTTGATTTACAAAAATTAAATCAAGAAGAAATAGAATCGCAGTATCATTCCCCAATTATTGGATGGGCATATGATGGTAATCCAATTTATGGTCCATATGGACTAACAGAAAAAACTAAAGGAAGTGCTCGTTTAATGAAATCTGGGTATGAATTAAAAATTCATACTGATAGACCACCAACATTACAATATCCACTTGGATTTTTTGTTGAAGATTATGAATTTAATAATTCTGGAGATTTAGATGAATTTAATGGACGATTTTGTGTAACTCCAGATTATCCAAATGGAATTTATGCTTATTTTGCAACTATTTCACAAGATACTGTTAAAAACTCTTCAACATTTAACAAATATAAAATTCCAACTTTTCCATATTTAATTGGAAATTCATTCAAATCTAAACCAAATCAATTTAATTTTGAAAGAACATCTAACCAATCATTATATGATATCAGTTCCTTAGGATGGTTTAGAAATACAACTCCATATAATTTGTCTGAAAAAAATTCAAATTATGATTTTTTATTACAACCAAATAAAATAAAAGCACAAACAATTAATATTGATGCAGTATCTAAAGGAAATATTACTTCTATTGGAATAGTAACTGGAGGATTTGGATATCAAGTAAATGATTCTATTATTTTTAATGATCAGCAAGGATCACAAAAAGCAAAAGCAAAAGTATCAAGAGTTTTAGGAAAATCTGTAACAAATATTAGTGTTGCATCTACAACTATATCTGGGTTGGAGATTTTTCCTTTCAATTCAAGTAATGAATATATTGCAATTTCAACTCTTCCCCATAAGTTTTCTAACAATGATTTAATTTCTCTTTCTGGATTTAGTACATCGGTAAATCATTTGCAGAATAGTTTTAATATTGGAGTGAGAAGTGAAAGATTAATTTTAAATATAGGAATTAATACTAGTGGAAATACTGGAATTGTCACTTATTTAAGTGTATTGGAAAATTTAAGTGATGATATATCAAAAATAAGGGAAAATGATATTCTTTCTTTAAATAATGAAAAAGTAAAAGTACTCAATATAGATTTAATAAATTCTAGAATTAGAGTTCTTAGAAATCAAGAAAATACAGTATCCTCTGCTCATACTGCATCCACTATAATTTATGAAAATTCCAGAAAATTTACTTTTACTTCTCTTATAGAGGATAATGTAAAATTTCAAATCAACAAAGAAATATATTTTAATCCTAAAGAATCTTTAGGGATTGGGACAATAATCGGAGTCGGCATTGGGACTACAATTACTTTTTCAAATCCTGGGGCAGGAATAACACAAATTTTTATACCTATTCAATCAATATATCTTCCAAATCACAAATTAGTAACTGGAGATGAGTTAGTATATAATTCAAATGGTGGAAGTATTATAGGAGTTTCTACAAATGGAATTTCAACTTCTTCAGTATTACAAAATCAATCAACATTGTATGTTGGAAAAATTTCAGAAGATTTAATTGGAATTTCAACTCATAAAATTGGAATAGGTTCTACAGGAACTTTTGTTGGAATTACAAGTACAACAACCAATACCGGATTGTTATATTTCACTGGAATAGGAACTGATGTTTACCATAGTTTCAAAACAATAAAAGAAAACGTTGTCACTGCAGAAGCAAATAAAAATATTGTTACTGTTGCTACAGCATCAACTCATGGTTTAAATATTGCAGATGATATTCAAATTTATGTAAATCCAAAAGTAACTAATACAATTATAGTTAAATATGATGATTATAATAGAAGAATAATATTTAATCCAAAATCTTTTATATCTCCAGATGTTGATATTTCAAATAATACGATATCAATTGATAATCATGGATTTCATACTGGTGATAAAATAATTCATACTGCAACATCCCCTTCTGGTGGACTTATAAATGAACAAATTTATTATATTGTAAGATTTACAAAAAATAAAATAAAACTTTGTTTGCATAAATATCAAACTTTTCAATTTAATTTACATACAATAAACATAACTTCTGCTTCTTCTGGAACTATATCTTTAATTAATCCACCAATTAAATCTTATAAAAATAATAATACTAAATTTGATTTATCAGACTCTTCTTTATCATATATTAATGGTTCAACTCTTTATTCTGCTTTTGATTTAAATCTTTATAGTGATTTAAAACTTAAAAATATATACGATTCTTCTGCTAAAAATAATTATTTTGAAGTCTCAAAGATTGGACAAGTTGGAATTAGTTCAAATGCATCACTAATATTAAAAGTGACCGATTCTTTACCAAAAGAACTTTATTATAAATTTACTCCTATAAATTTGAATTACATTTCAGATTATAAAAAAGAAATTTATATTGATACTGAAGTTTTAAACTACAATTTAATTGAAATTGTCGATAGTGTTTATTCTGGTAAATTTAATATTTCAGGTATTGGAACAACAAATACATTTACATATAATATATTAGAAAATGCTGAAAGTTCATCATATAATTTAGAAGAATCTATCTTTAAATATTCGACCAATTCAAAATCTGCATATGGAGGAATTGAAAATATTTCGATATCTTATAATGGAAGTGAATATTCAAATATTGTGGGAATAACTACAATAATTACTAATAATGGATATGGTGCTATACTTGAACCTTTTAGCAATTCTATTGGGAAAATTATATCAAATAGAATTGAAGATATTGGATTTGATTTTCCATCAGATAAAACTTTAAGACCTGTTTGCAATCTACCAGAAATTCTTTTAATGCAACCATTAGCGTCTTTTCAAGAAATTGGTATCACTTCATTTGGTAAAAACTATACAATTCCATCAAAATTAATTGTTCTTGATGGTTACACTGAAAAAATTGTTACTGATGTCGATTTGATTTACAATATTGGTGATACAAAAGTAAAAATTCTTAAAAATACTTTTGGAATTTATAATGTTTCTCCAAAAATTATTCCAACCAATAATCAAAATGGTATAGGAATTGCAAATATTACTTTTAACAATTCAACAAAAGAAGTTAGTGTTGGTTTGAATACTGGATTTAGCGATGTATTTCCTTTTTCTATAGGGGATAAGGTTTTAATTGAAAACATAAGTGTTGGAGTTGGATCTACAGGTATTGGATATAATTCTTCAAATTACGGATATTCTTTATTTACACTAACTAAAGTTCCCTTTGGTGCTAGTGCTCTTGGGGGAAGCATTGGAATTGTTACTTATAGTTTAAGTGGTTATTTAAATGAAGGAACTATTCCAGGAAATTTTGATTCTTTAAATTCTTCGGGAAGAATTATTGCAGAAAAAGATTTTCCAGTTTTTGATGTAAAATTAAAGAAAAATAATTTTATACTAGGTGAAACAATTATATCAGAGAGTAATACTGGACAAGTTGAAAGTTGGAATAGTGAAATTGAATTACTAAAAGTTTCAACTACAAAGGATTTTAAAGTTGGTGAAATTTTAATAGGAAAAACTTCTAAAACCCAAGCAGCTATCAAATCAAAAATTGATTTTAATGCAGAAGTTGAAATCGAACCTACTTCTATTGTCAAAAATGGATGGAATAGAGAAACTGGATTTTTAAATTATAATACTGAAAGAATTTCTGATAATAATTATTATCAAAAGTTTTCTTATTCTTTAAAATCAAAAATTCCATTAGAAATTTGGGATGATTCAGTAAGTTCTCTCAATCATACTTCAGGGTTTTTAAAATTTAGTGATTTAATTATTGAGTCAAATGATGAAAATTATAAAGGAGTTTATTCGGAATATGATGGAGGTTCTATTGATGTCATAGTTGACATATATGACGAGAAAGATATTAATTGTTATTCAAATTTTGATTTAGTTATAGAAAATTCTTTAAATATTGGATCGGAAATATTTTCTGATGAAATTTATTTCAATTCAAGAGTATTAACTGATTACTATGAATCTTTTGGAAATAGAGTTCTTATAATTGATGATATTAGTACCAGATTTAATAGCAATCCAAGGCCAACAAAATTTTCTATAATTGATTTATTTGATGTCAATATAAAATCTAAAAAATATTTTACTTACGTAAAAGATAAAAGAGATGCTAATGAAGGACAATTTCTTATTGTTTCTTTGTTACAAAATGGATCTAATGGATTTCTCAATCAATATGGTAGAGTTGAAAGTCAAGCAGATCTTGGAAGTTTTGATTTTTTAATATCAGGTTCAGAAGGGCAACTTTTATTTTATCCGACAAAATTTTCGGTAAATAATTATAACGTAAGTTTTGCAAGCTTTGATATTAAAAGTTCAACTTCAGGAATAGGTTCCACTGCTCTTGGAGATGTTGTTGATATTAGATCAACGCAGTCAATAGTATCTCTTGGAACTACTACAAATATAGTTTCTATTGCAACGACATATAGATCATCAAAGTTAATTCTTGAAATTAGTGGAAATAATGGTGAATATGAATTTGATGAATTAAATATTATTCATAATGGGATAGATGTTGAACTATTAGAATATGGACAATTAACCGATCATTCTTTTGGTGCATTTTCAAGTTCTGGTTTGGGAACATATAATGCATATATTTCTGGAAATAATGTAAAGATAGATTTTATTCCAAACGTTGGTATAGCAGCAACAATCAACACTTTAAGAGTTTCTATAGCAAGCACACTATCAACTGGAATAGGAACTCAATATCTTGGATTTGATTCTGAAAATATTTCATTTTTAGATTCTTCTTATGTTTCTATAGCTTCATCATCTTTTCCAGTAGAAAACATAATTGCCAGATACAGTAATGTTTCACCAGATGATCATAATTGTTCATATTATTTAATCAGTATTGAAGATACTACAAATAATAGATATGAAATGTCAGAGGTTATTGTTTTAAATACAAGTTCTACTGCTTATATTACAGAATATGGAAATCTTACTACAAATTCTGGATTAGGAACAGTTGGTGCAGCAGTCTCTTCTTCACACACAAATTTATATTATACTCCTTTATCAAATATTAATGTTCAAGTACGTGTTTTCCAAACAAGTATTCAAATTGTTGATCTAGAAGATAGTCAATCAACTGAGATTGATTTCAATAATGCATTTATTAGTGCTGGGTTTGGATTTTATCAAGGTACAGAAATAGATGTTAGACGATCATTTGAATTGACACATAAACAAAAACCAATATTTCTACAAAATTTTGTCGGAAATGATTCTTCAATAGTCGATATTTCTGAAAATACAATTTCAATACCAGAAAACTTTTTTGTAACTGGAGAAGAAGTTGAATATTCATACAATATAAGTAATGCAAGTCCAATAGGAATTGCATCTACGAGTTTTGTTGGTGTAGGCACTACTAGTCTTCTTCCTGCAGCAGTTTATATAATAAAAATTAATGACAAAAAAATAAAACTGGCAAGATCTGCAGAAGATGCTTTAAAAACAGTTCCAATTCCTTTAGACATAACAAGTCTTGGCATAGGAACAAATCATACTTTTACATCAAAAAATCAAAATACTAAATGTATTATTGCAATCGATAATTATATTCAATCACCAATAGTTTCAACATCAGTTACAACTGGATTAACAACTCATATTGGATTAGTAGATGACGTTATTAGATTTTCTGGAATTGCTTCATTTTTTAGTGGAGATTTGATAAAAATTAATGATGAGATAATGAAAATTAATACAATTGGTATTGGAAGTACTAATCATATTTTAGTTGATCGTCCTTGGATGGGAACAGGATTATCAACACATTCAGAATATTCTGTTGTAACTAAAGTTAATGGTGATTATAATATCGTAGATAATACTTTAAATTTCATAACTGCTCCGCAAGGTCCAATTCCAATTGGAAATATTTTAAATTCACCAGATGAAAGATATTGGGTTGGTGTAACTACTTTTTCAAAATTTCAAGGAAGATCATTTATAAGATCTGCTCCAGAAAACAGTATTGGAGAAACTTATGATACAAATTATGTTTTTGATGACATTTCCCAATCTTTTAATGCAACACAAAAAACATTCACTTTAAAATCAAATAACCAAAATGTAACTGGATTTTCAACAAATAATTCAGTTATATTAATTGATGGAATTTTTCAAGGTGCAACTGGGCAATTACCTATTTTACAAGATTACACTTTACTTGAAAACTCAGGAATTACAAGTATAACTTTTACTGGAACAGCTACTTCTATTTCATACGATCCAAATAATGCAAATATTCCTATTGGTGGTAAAATTGTTTCTGTTGGATCAACTGGTGGGTTTGGATATCAACCTTTAGTATCTGCAGGAGGAACTGCTATTGTTTCAGTTGCAGGAACAATTTCTTCAATTAGTATTGGAAATAGTGGATCTGGATATAGGTCTGGAATTCAAACAAACATAAGAATTGGTATCACAACTTTTACAACTGGTGTTCCATCAATAGAATTTATTGGAACTGGAGCAATTAGTGGTGGAAGAGTTGTTAGTATTGCTATTACAAATCCAGGAACAGGTTATACTTCTACAAATCCACCACTTGTTATATTTGATGCCCCACTTTCATATTCAGATATCCCATTAATTTATAGTTCATCTTCTCCCTCTGGATTTGGAACTCAAGCAACAATTGATATTGTTGTTGGGCAAGGATCGAGTGTAATTGATTTTGAAATTAAAAACATTGGATATAATTATGGACAAAAACAAATATTAACAATTGCTTCTGGTGGTATATCAGGAATTCCAACAGACTTATCGAAACCATTTTTAGAGTTCCAATTATCAATCGAAAAAACAATATCAGATGAATTTTCTGGATGGAATTTTGGTGAACTTGAGGTTCTTGATAAAATTGAAAATCAATTTGATGGGATTAAAAAATCATTTACTATTGCAAAAAATTCTTCACCACTAACAATCAGATCGGCAAAAGGATCCAACATTGATGTTCAAGCAACTTTACTAATATTTTTAAATGATATTTTACAAGTTCCTGGAGAAGGATATAAATTTACAGGGGGAAGTGTAATTACTTTTGCAGAAGCTCCTAGAGGTTCTTCTGGTGATTATACAAGTTCTGGTGATAAGTGTAAAATTTTATTCTATAAAGGTAGTGGAGATGTTGATGTAGTTTTTCGTGATGTTTTAGAAACTGTAAAAACTGGTGACAATTTAACAATAAAAAATCAAGAAAAAAGATTAGTTACAAATATAGTTTCCTCCGATACCGTTGAAACAAATCCTTACAATGGAAATGGAATTGATTCCAATTCATCCAACTTAAGAACAGTTGAATGGTGCAAACAAACTGCGGATAAAGTTATAAATGGTCAAATTGTAAGCAAAAGTAGAATTTTAAATGAGGCACTTATTAATCCAACAACAAATATTATACAATCTGTTGGAACTGGGTCTACAATTGTTTATGTTGAGAGTGTGAGAAGTTTCTTTGATTCTGTTAAGGAAAACGAAACACCTACAAACATAAAGAAGATTGTTTTAATCTCTCAAGATTCTATTGTTGGAGCGTCTGCAACAGCAGTCGTTTCAATTGCTGGCACAATCTCCTCTATAATAATTAGTGATGGTGGAGTTGGATATAGTACAGCACCAGAGATAACAATTGGAAACCCAGTTGGACTTGGAACTACACAAAGAGCTTCTGCATCTTCAATTATTTCTATTGGTGGAACAGTTTCGTCAATAATAATTTCATCTCCTGGAACTGGTTACACATCAACAAATCCACCACAAGTTCTTATTGAAGTTCCAGAAATAATTTATGAAATTAATACTTCAAATTCATATGAAGGAGATTTTGGTATTATTGTTGGATTTGGAACAACAACATCAAGTGGTCAAGATCAAATAATTTTTGATTTTTATATTCCAAATAATTCTTTTCTTAGAAACACATCAATAGTATCCACAGCAGTTACAGTTAGCACACTAAATACTGGTGATTATTTTGTAGTATCAAATTCTAATGTTGGATTGGCAATAACTTCAATATCTTCATTGAGAATTGCAGATAGCACAACAATTGGAGTTGGAACTCAATTTGTTGATAATGTATATCAAGCCAAATTAGTTTCTACAATATTATCTGAGGTTATCGGGATAGGTACAACATATGTAAGAAGAGTTTATGCTCCAATATCTACAATTGGTGTAGGTACTATACAATTTTCTTCAACTTTTATTACATTCGATTCAACACCATTTACATTTGATTCTCTTAGTGGAGGAGGTTCTTATACTGGAATTATTACAACTTTCAATTCTTTTGGTAATTTTAATTGGGGAAAAATAATTCTTGGTAATAGAAATAGTTTTGAATCATTTAATTTTTATGGACTAAATGGAATTAGTGGAATATCAACATCTGCAATCGTTAGTAGATTAAGTCCTTTAAAATATAATAATTATCTTTAATCTAAATACTTATAAACTAAAATATCCATAATGGCAAGAGTAGCAATAAACACAGGAGCATCTGCAAATGATGGATTAGGTGATAATCTAAGAACTGCTGGTGGAATTCTCAACAGTAATTTTTTAGAACTTTATACTTATTTGGGAGCAGGAAGTACAACAGTTCTCTCTGCTCCAATATGGAGTTCTACAAATGCAGGGATTAACACACTAAGAA